GCCTGTTTGGCAGGTAATCCGTCCTAAGGAAGTAGTCTCCCTGGTCAACACCTGACGTTGGGAACGATATACCAAACCCCGCTGGGTTACCGTTGGGTGCTACGCCATCTCCGTCTAGGTAGAAGCCATAGTGTGAACTGGCCGGGGTGTCTATGACGGCGTTGACAGTGTTGTCACTGCTGGCCCTCTGTGCCTCAGTGTTCACATTCTCCGTTCGAATGTTTCCGCGTTCGTCGATTGGTGCCACATAATACTGTTTGTAATTGAATCCAGATTTTGGAGCATCCTGTTCCGCCTGTGCCACTATCTGATCATTGATGGTCTTCTCCCTGTTGTAGGTGCTCATGTAACTGGCCACTGATCCTGCCGTCGTGGCATCGCCAATTATGTCTTTGAACTCCTGTGAATCCACTAGTGTCTTCATCTTCAATCTTAGTAGGTGTGGCCACCAAGTCTGTGAGAATCCCTCGGCGGCCCTGTTGACATCCTCTACTACATAATATCTTTTTAGTGCTATTGGTATGCTTTCATCTAGGCTGTAGTCTTCCTTCATGTGTGGGAACTCTATGACATCTCCCGACATGGGTTTCCTGCCTATCCTCTCCACTATGTCGTTCAGGTGTACTGTAAGGAACAGTGTGTCGTTCTGTAGGAACATTCCAAACTGTGAAAGGTTGAAATCCGCGTCCTGTACATTGTAGATACCCCTCACAACATAAACATCGTCTGAATATTTCCGATCCCTGTTCTCTAAGAACAGCAGATCCTGTATTGTGGTCTCGTTTAAGTCACTGCCTGTAACCCTGGGTTGGCTGGGAGATGCAGGTCCGTCCTTGTTGGTATCTCCCTGATCGTATGGACCTAGGTATTTGTGGAAGTGTAGGTCAGTGCCTCCCACCGTGAACATCTCCTTGATGTTACGGTCAAAGAACTTGTAATCATTCCCTTTTTCGGGCTTGAAAATCGACAATCTAGGCATATCATACATATTTATTGTATAGCTCAAAGCAATAAATATGAGTATGTCAGAACTTCAAACAGGACAACAGGAAATATTTGATTATGTGAAGAACAACCTCGGCGAGGGCATGATCGATGTGGAATTGGACCCAAAACACTACCAAACGGCACTGGAGAGGGCCACGAACAGATACAGGCAGAGATCATCAAACGCTGTCGAAGAATCCTATGCTTTCCTAGAATTAAAGAAGAACCAAAATTCATACATCCTACCAGACGAGGTGATCAATGTCAGGAACCTCAACAGGAGGACCGTGGGATCAAGAACGGAAGGCGGTGAGGGCGGAACACTGTTTGAACCATTCAACTTGGCCTACACCAACACATATCTTTTAAGGGCAGGCGCCACCGGCGGGCTTGCCACTTACTACGCCTTCGCGAGTTATCAAGAACTTGTGGGCAAGATGTTTGGTAGTTTCATACAATTCCACTTTGACGTGGCAACAAAGAAACTGACCATAACACAGAGACCAAGGGCCGACAACGAGACCGTGTTGATGCACACCGACAATTACAGACCGGACATCACACTATTCAAGGATATCTACGCCAAACCATGGATCAGGGACTACACCTTGGCCGTGTGTAAGATAATGCTGGGAGAGGCCAGAGGCAAGTTCAACACTATAGCAGGTCCACAGGGTGGAACCACACTGAACGGTGACGCACTCAAGAACGAAGGAAATGCCGAGATGGAAAGGCTCGACCAAGAGATTGGCAACTTCCAAGAAGGTGGCACACCACACAGTTTTGTTATTGGTTAATTCCAATCAGATCACATCTAAATAGTGTTGATGAAAAAATCCAATTACAAAAATTACTCTGACCTCACGCTAGATGAACTGGAAAAGTTGGTAGAGGAATTGGAAACGATGAGCATCAAGGCATTGAAAGAACGTAAGAAAACCTTGAGGGCATCCATATTAAGATCTGTGAGAAAAGCAATCAAAGAGATTGAAAAACGTCTGAAAAAATAGTATAATAATCCTATGCTGATAGGAGTGGTAGGATTGATAGGTTCTGGTAAAGACACCGTATCAAAAAGACTAGAAGAAAAACACGGATTCCGTAGGGACTCATTCGCCAAGAGTCTGAAGGATGCCGTCAGCGCCATGTTCAACTGGGATCGCGAGATGCTGGAAGGCAACGGCGACGACAGCAGGCAGTGGAGGGAACAGCCCGACGAATTCTGGTCAAAAAAATTTGGCAAGACAGTCACACCGAGATGGGTGCTACAACACTTCGGAACGGAGGTGATGAGACAGCACATGCATGATGCGATCTGGATTGACAGTTGCCTGTCAAGGTACGACGGCAAGCCCACTGTGATATCGGACACGAGATTCCAGAACGAATTAAAGACCATCAAGGAGAACAAAGGGCAGATCATATTGGTCAAGAGGGGTGAATTGCCCACACGCCAAGAGATGCAGGAAAAGGGTGCCCACAAATCAGAGTGGGACTGGATGGGCTGGAACTTCGATCATGTCATAGACAACGATGGCTCCAAGGAGGATCTGTACAAGAAAGTGGATGACCTAATCGTCAGCAACAAGATCACCAATCCTCCAACCCAGACGACGGATCCCCTGCAACCGCTGGCAATTGGCGCAAACAGTTTTTAGATTACCCACTGAAATATTACGCAGATTCCCGTCCACGAACAACACATCCAGTTGTGCTATATCCTGGGCTTTGAATCCGCAAACTTCACACTTCTTCTTTTTCTTGTAGCCAGAGCGCTGTAACGCTGTGATCCCGCCGACACGTTTACCCGCTCGTTTCCTGTTGCAGGTGTCACACAGACTGCGCCAGTAAACTTTGTCGCCACGCCTGTAGGCATATGCCCTCGGTCGGCTCTTGCACTGCTTACACAACGGTCTAAGACTCTTGTCCATAAGCATATTTACGTCGCCTATATAGGCACCAGGAAAATGGTAAATTCTGTCGTAAAAACCATATGATCTAATAAATAACTCTAGTATACACGTAACTTGCAAGGAGAATACGAAAAATGGCTTTAACATCACCAGGAGTAGAAGTTTCAGTAATAAACGAGAGTTTCTACGTACCATCAGATGCGGGTACAACACCACTATTCATAGTAGCATCATCACAGGATAAGGCAAACGGAGCGGGAGACGGAACTGCGGCAGGAACAACAACTGCTAACGCCAACACTGCTTACCTTATCTCATCACAGAGAGAATTGACAGAGACTTTTGGAGATCCAAAATTCTACACTGACGCTTCAGGAAATTCATTACACGGTTATGAATTGAACGAATGGGGTCTACAGGCCGCATACAGTTTCCTAGGAGTGGCCAACAGAGCATACGTACTTAGAGCCAACGTTGACACCAACGGATTGATCGGAAGCGCGTCGGCTCCAACAGCGGCACCAACAGATGGCACATACTGGTTTGACCTTGCATCAAGCACGTATGGTATATTCGAATGGTCTGCCACTGACCAAGCATTCACAACAATTACTCCGATACTGATCACTTCAACAAGTGACCTAGTTGGTGCGGTGAGCACTGGTGCACCGAAGACATCAATTGGAACCATCGGACAGTACGCTATCAATACCACACACGTTTCCAACAAGATCTATTACAAGAACTCAAGCAACGCTTGGGTGCAGTTAGGATCGAGTGCGTGGCACTTGTCACACCCGGTTGTGACGGTAGCATCAGGAACGACCGTAACGAGTGGTAACACTTTTGTCATGAACGGCGTCACAATCACACCAGGAGGTGTAAACCTATCTGATGTGGCCACAGCGATTGGTTCAAACGTCACAAACGTTTCAGCCAGCGTGAACGCTACAACAGGAAACCTAGAGATATTCCATAACGGTTTTGCTCTTGGTGATTCATCAGCGGGAACAAACACAATCAGATTTGATGAAGGTAACGGTGTACTAGCAGAACTAGGCATCACTTCTGGAGTCAAGAACGGTGCCAAGTTCCTACAGGACAAACACACCAACAGACCAACCTGGAAGACGGCAGACGAGAACAGACCAAACGGTTCTGTTTGGTTCAAGACAACCAGCGCCAACTCAGGTGCTAACCTTGTTGCTAAAATCTACAGCACATCAGATGCCAGCTTCTCAACAGTGGCCAGCCCACTGTACGCCACACACAACTCAGCGATCTACAACCTAGACGCCGCGGGTGGTGGAGCGAACCTGACCGTTGGATCACTGTACGCACAGTACAACATCACGGAACAAAGCATGACAGCGGCGGACGCCTCTGACACGACTCCAAACGTGGGTGACTTCCAACTTTTCAGATACGAAGGCGGAGTAACCACTATAACAAGTAATGAAACTTCACCAAGTTTCACAAGTGGAAATACTTTCACAATCAAGGAATCAATCAAGAACCAAGAGGCATTGAGCTCGGCAGTCACAGTCACATTGGCTGGAACAGGTGCCGATGATTTCATAGCCGCAGTGAACGGTGCGGGACTGACAAACGTCAGCGCCAGCAAGTTGACTACTGGTGAGATCGTAATGACACACGCACTGGGCGGTGACTTCAGGATGTTTGACACATTAGGCACACCATTGGCAGATGCGGGATTCAGCGCAACGACGGCACACAGTTATGGAACGTACACTGCGAACAGTAGCACACTGATCGACAACTTGTATGACCTACCAACTGGTGAAACACTAGACTCGAGCGCCAACACAGGTATCTTGGCATCTAACTGGAAGAGATTGAGCTACACAGCATCAGTTAGCGCGCCAACCAACGAGCCAGCAGATGGCACACTATGGTATGACACCAACTCAGATGTTGCGGACATCATGACGCACAACGGCACAACCTGGAAAGGGTACGCCCAAGTGTACAGTTCAACAGATCCAAATGGTCCACAGTTCTCAGCAACGGCACCTACCACACAGTCAGATGGTACTGCCCTTGTTGACAATGACTTATGGATCGACACCAGCGATCTAGAGAACTATCCAAAACTTTACAAGTACAACACATCAGCGACACTAAGTTCAAGCAACACGGCAAACCAAGTGGCAGTGACCACGACAGGCGCGGCTTGGGTGCTAGTTGACAAAGCGGACCAGACCACGGAAGATGGTATCGTGTTCGCTGACGCTAGATGGCACACCTCAACAGACAAAGCGGCAGGAACATCAACAGCGGCAGGCACTCCTTCAACAATCAAGGACCTGTTGAGCGATGACTTCCTGGACCCAGACGCTCCAAACCCAGACAACTACCCACAGGGTATCCTGTTATGGAACACGAGACGTTCTGGTTACAATGTCAAAGAGTACAGAAACAGTTACATAACAACGACTGCTTATCCTGGATCTGGTTCAACAGGACTGGGTAACATAAGATACAACAACGAGTCTGTCAGCACTTACTACCCAGACAGATGGGTGACCAAGTCCAGCAACAACGCGGACGGTTCTGGCACTTTCGGAAGGAAGGCACAGAGACAGGTCATCGTAGAACAGTTGAAATCTGAGATAGACACCAACCAAGCAATCAGGGAAGACCAAAGGGGTTACAACGTGATCGCGTGTCCTGGATATCCAGAAGTGATACAGAACATGATCAACCTGAACACGGACAGGAACAACACTGCGTTCGTGGTAGGTGACACGCCTCTGAGATTAACAGGCACATCCACAGCGATACAGAACTGGGCCAACAACACCGCGTCAGCACTGGACAACGGTGAGGACGGACTTGTGAGCTCAAGTGATTACCTAGGAGTTTTCTATCCATCAGGATTGACCACTGACAACACAGGCAAACAGATCGTTGTACCAGCATCACACATGATGATGAGAACGCTGGCCAACAACGACAACATCGCTTTCCCATGGTTCGCACCATCGGGCACAAGGAGAGGTGTAGTTGACAATGCCACAGCGGTTGGTTACATAGACACAGCAAGTGGTGAATTCCAAACAATATCTGTTACGGAGTCAGTGAGAGACAGCATGCACGAAGTCAAAGTTAACCCAATAACTTTCTTCTCAGGTGCTGGTATCGTGAACTTCGGTAACTTGACCAAGACATCGGCAAGTTCAGCACTGGACAGAATCAACGTATCAAGGTTGGCAGTGTATCTGAGATCACAACTAGACGCAATCGCCAAACCATTCATCTTTGAACCAAACGATGAGCTGACAAGGAACGAGATCAAACAAGCGATCGAGTCATTCTTGTTAGAGCTTGTTGGTCAGAGAGCGTTGTATGACTTCCTAGTTGTGTGTGATGACACCAACAACACACCCACAAGGATCGACAGGAACGAACTGTACGTGGATATCGCGATCGAACCAGTGAAGTCGGTCGAGTTCATCTACATACCGTTGAGAATCAAAAACACAGGAGAGATTGCAAATTTAGGGAACTAATTTTGGAATAAATAGATAGGAGAAACAAATGGCAATATCAACTTTATCAAAATTCACAGTACCTTTAGCAAACGATCAGAGTTCGGCATCGCAGGGATTACTGATGCCAAAACTACAGTATCGTTTCAGAGCGATCCTGGAGAATTTTGGAGTATCAACACCGAGATCAGAACTTACAAAACAAGTGATCGACATCACGAGACCTAACCTGACTTTTGACACAGTGACACTAGATGTGTACAACTCAAAAGTATACGTTGCGGGCAAACACACCTGGGATCCAATCACTATCACTCTAAGAGATGATGTGAACAACTCAGTGACCAAACTGGTTGGCGAGCAGATACAGAAACAGTTCGACTTCTTTGAACAATCAAGTGCGGCATCAGGTATCGACTACAAATTCACTGGTAGGATCGAGATGCTTGATGGCGGTAACGGCGCGAGCGCTCCAAATGTGTTAGAGACATTTGAGTTATACGGTGCATACGTTGAGAACGTGAACTACAACTCCTTAGCATACGCCACATCAGATCCAGTAACAATCACACTTTCTGTGAGATACGACAATGCTATCCAGACCCCACAAGGCACAGGAATTGGAACAGCAGTTGCGAGAACCATAGGTACTCTAAGTACTGGTGGTGGACAGTAAGAATTAACAAAGCAATTATAAAACATCAAAAGCGCCTTTATATGGCGCTTTTTTTGTGGCCATAAATACCCATATGCCAAGCATCAACAACTTCCTTAAAGGTTTCCAGGACGGCCTTCCAGGCATGAAGGACTATCGCCACGCGTCAAGATTGTACATAGATAACAATCACAAGTTGATGCCCAAACAGAAGTTCCTGTTCCACGTGGTTTTCAACACGGACGAGACCTTATTCGTGGACAGTTTCAACAGCAACGAACGTTATGAATTAAACATGTTGGTAAAGAGCTGTGACCTACCCAAGTACAACATGAGCGTTGAGGAGAAGACACAGTACAACAAGAAGATGTACGCGGCGACCAGGATAGCGTACGAACCCGTGAACATCACATTCCACGACGACCACGCTGACACTGTCAACGCCTTCTGGAAGAAATACTACGAGTACCACATAGCGGATTCTGTGTCAATGAATTCGGACCTGCAGATATCAAACACAAAGGATGACCTGTATGACTGGGGGGACAAGAGGACCACCAACAAGTTTGGTATGGACACACCCAACCAGAGGAAGAAACCCTACCTTAAGGGAATTGAGATATTCGTGTTACACAAACAGAGATTCACATCAATGACTTTGGTCAATCCGGTGATAGGATCATTCAGCCATGACAATCTTGACCAAGCGGACGGTGCAGGAGTGTTAAGCAACACCATGCAGATCCTCTACGAGACGGTCATTTACAAGTCTGGCATAGTCAACAAGAACAACGTACCGGGTTTCGCCACAGTGCGCTACGACAACGAACCGTCGCCATTGACTGTATTAGGCGGGGGGACCAATTCTATATTCGGTCCTGGCGGTGTGGTTGACGGCATAGGATCAGTGATAAGGAACGTGCAG